GATTTTTGCGAGAGGTGCTACAGCTCCTAACATTTGAATCATGATTTAATACCACTTCGCTGATCTTTTTTTCTCTGAAAGAATACTTCCTTGACCTTGAACTTCTTGAATTTGAGTTTCATTCGGCTTAGACATTTCAATATCTACTCCACCAACTAAATATCCCTCTTTGTTAGTGTACTTTGAATGATTAGTATCTACTTTAACTTTAGAATCTTTAGTAAAAGTTCTTTTTGCGTTTGCTAATTTTTCATTTTGTTTTTTCATAGCCTTTTATACCTCTTTTTTATCGATTTGGAAATCTATTTTTAAGTTGAGCAGATAAAACGGTCTTTTCTAGTGAAGTATTTGCTCTTAATTTAGCTAAATCTTCATTTTGTTGTAGTTTTTGACTATCTGTAGACTGATTCATCATAGCTTTCATCTTATCAAGATTGATTCTTTCATTGCTCTCTTGTCTTTTTCTGTCATTTTCTTGAGCCTGAAGATCTAATTCTCTAGATTTAAGTTTAGCAATCGGATCATTATCAAATTGTGACGTAATTTTCTTTTCTTCATTCAAAAACTCTTCCATCATCTCAGCAATTAAGACTGCTTTTCTTGATTCAACTTTTTCCGTAAGCATTCTTACTTGAATTTGCATTTGTGGGTTTTGCATTGCTTGTGGATTTTGTTGCATCTGTTGTAATTGTTGAATTTCATTTCTAAATTCTATTTCAACTTGTTCTTGTGACATTAAAGAAATGTGTTCAAAACAATTTTTCTCTAGTGAAGCCATAATCACAGGAGCATTTCTTGCCATATTAGTTGCCATAAAATTTAAATGAGCAGTTATATGTGCTCTATGATCTTGTCCTGGAAAAGCTTGGAATGGTTTCCCTGCGAGAGCATCAATGTGTTCTAGCGCAGGGTCCTTTGGTGTGGGTTGATCTGGTTTTATTAAAATTCTATCAATATCTCTAATACCTAATGCTGAATACATAGTTCTATAAACTTCATACATGTTATGGATTCCAGGATTAGCCATTGCAAGTTGTAGTTCTGTTTGTGCAATAGATATTCTTTGTGTTTGTGAAAATATATTTGGATCAGCAACTGGAATGATATCTACTTTATCATCAAAATCTGCTTGTTTAATTGTTCTTTGTCCACCAACAACATCATATGGATATTCCGGAGGTAAATATAATTTAAATACGTTTGCTAGTAATTTAAATTCTTCTTTCATTGAGGCATATATTCTTTTGTGAATTGCAGACATTGTTCTGCTTCCTCTTTCCAGCAAAGCCACGGTCGTGCCCACTGCTGCTTGCTGATTCCCATCCCCTACTTGCATGTCCGCTATCGAAGCAAAGCGTTGACCTGCTTGAACCACGACCCCCATTAAAGCTAATAAAGTTTGCGAAGGTTCTTTGTATGGTAAAGTCATAAATGCATCTTTTAAATTTCCTCCAGGTGCATCTACGTCTCTCCATTCACCCGGTTGAATAGATTGAGCATCATCTCTAATTCTAATTCCTCTTTGTTTAAATCCTGCTGGTAAATTAGATAATGTTCCTGCATCTAATAATTGTCTTAAAGCTTGAGTTGCAGTACGTGACAATCCACCAATCATTTGGATTAGACCATTACCATAGAAACCAAATCCTGGTAAAAATTTAAAGTGTACAAAGTAATTAATTTTTTTCTTTAATGGATCAGCTTGATTATAATTTCTTCTAATAGATAAAACTTCTCTAGATCCTTCTTCAATAGTTACAATATATGGAAGTTTAATTCCTGTGGGCTCACCAGTCTGTGGATTCATATCTTCAAATCCTTCCAGATCTAAATTAACATGACATTCATAAAGTGTAAAAATATCTTCATTTTGACCACTCATAGTCACACCTTCTAATTGTCTTTCTTTAGATTTAACGTCACCGTCTTGTGTTAAATCATCAGAAGTTTCTAATTCTATATCTCTATAAAAACCTGATATCTGTTGTTTACGTAATTCATTTTCTGAAATTTTAATTACATGAACAACTGCTTCTGCATCATCAATACTATTCGCTGTGTATGGAACAACAATGTCTTGAGCTTGAATAAATTTTGATACTGCTCTTCCAAGTATTTCATCGTAATAAACTTTTTTAAAAGTAGATCCTGATAACGGTAAATAAAATAACATTTGATCAAATTCAGGTTCATATTCTTTCATGATGTCCATGATTTGATAATTCATAAATTCAGAAACTCTATCTGCTTGATCTTGAATCTCTGGTGTGTCTAATCCAATTACTTGAGTTCGCACCGGTCCTTCTGCTGGTAATAATTCTTTGTAAGCTAAAGCTTGAAATTGAGTTACTGCTTCTGCTAATACTGGATGTGTTGCACTTGATGCGCCTTGAAATGGTTCTGTTCTTGATTCGTATTTAAATCCTAATAAATCTAATCCTTGAGTATAAGCTTTTTCCCAATCAGCTCTTGAGTCTTTGTAAGATTGTGTATCTTGATAAAGTTCTGAACCTAATCTTCCAAGTTCTTGTTCATCAACAACTTCGGCAAGGTTTGCTCCAAACTCTGTACCTGCTGATAAATTTTTCTTTGGATCAAAATCTATATCAACACTACCGTCTTCATTTTCTGTAAGTTCAGTCGGTCCAGCAGGAGTTTCCTCAACAGATTGTGCAATCTGTTCTACTTCTAGTTCTCCAGGTGTTAACTGATCAGCTACGTTTGGTAGCGACTTGTCTATTTCTGCCATTTGTAATTTTCTCCGATTTTATTGTTGTAACAGTATTATACTTAATATTCAAGCCCTGTGGATTTGGCCCTCTTAAAGGTGGTATTGTTGTTGTTAATTTTTTAGGTTTAATCATTAGGATAATACTTGTTATCGGGATAATTATCTGGAACATATTCTTCAGGGTTTTTTTCAATATCTGCAGTAGCTGCTCTTTTTTCTTGAGCTACTTTTTTGTTTATTCCCTTTCCTTCAGTTGCATATGATTTTAATCCACTGATATCAGATTTAAGATCTATTATTTTATAGTAAGTATCTTCTGCATCAAATTCAATATTTCCATCCCAATCAACTACGCGTGGACCCGATTCTGTTGTTGTAAAACGATATCCTTTAGTTTTATCTGGTGCAAGATGAAATGATTTACCATCTGGGTTCTGTACAGCTTTTCGTTCTCGATATAATTCTAATACCACTGGTTGATCTGCAACATTAGTTGGGCTAGTATATTCAATAGATACTCTATCCGATTTTGAATCTATGGTTAATGTAGCTGTTTGAACATCACCTGTTTCAGGGTTTTTAAATTGAACTTCTTTTTTAATAATACTGGATTCTTTTGGCATTTTTACTTCAGTTCCTTCTGCAAGAATTTTTGTAATTAAACTATCCGTCCAAGATGGTGCAGTTGTACCTTTTACCATTTCTGCAAATACAGCGGGTTTAGCTACACTTCCTAATTTTAATAATCCTAATTTTCCTAACCCTAAAAGTCCAGCACCTGCTATTCCTAATTTTAAAACGTCTCTTCTTCCTGGATCAGTTGGAGATTGATCTTGTAATAATGGATCTATAGGAATTAATTTATTTGGATCTTCGGGTCCATCTTTAAAACCAACTCTACCTCCTACCGCTAAATTTAATATTCCATCACTTGGACCTCTATCATATTCATTAGGCATAACAGGTCTTGATCCTTTAGGTACAACATCCTTTGGTTCATATGTAGGCATGTTTCTATAGATATAATCTTCTAGTATTTCAAAATTTGGTTTCTTTGCTTCAATATTTCCTAATAACTCTAGCTCCGAATAAGATTTATATTTACTTAATTTATCTTCAGGTCCTAATCTTTTTGTATTATAAATTCCTTCTTTAAATGTTTCTTCTGATTTATCTAAAGGTGGAATATATAAATCACTTTCTGGGTCTTCAGATCCACTTGCAAATTTAACTCGTCCTCCTCTTGCAAAATTTAATTCTTCTTGTGTATATTTTGGAAAAACAATTGGTCCTAACATTAAATTTTGAGAAGGATCTTTTTTTGGTTCCGGTACTAACGTTGTTTCTTGTTTATATTGTTTTTTTAAATCAGGATTTAAATTTAAAATTTCACCTACTTTATTTTGAACTAAATTTTTATACTCTTCTGAAGTTGTTGTAGTTGGAACTTCTGTGTCACTAACATTTGGTATAACTGATTTTCTAACTTCATATTCAGCCATGTTTTGAATCCTGTCTTTTATAGATTTCTCTGATGCATATTTGTCTATTTGTTTATCTGCAAATTCAAAATATTCTGGTTTATCTAATAAAGATTCTAAAAATGGTTTATCCTCAACAAACTTTTCATATGTTGCAACTGGAAGTTTTCTAAAAATTAAATCTCCAAAATTAAGAAGATCTTGTGTTGAACCTTTATAAGCTCCTGCTGCGATTGTCTCAAGATCACCTAATCCTTTTTCTTTAAATTCATCGGCATAAAGTGCAACACCAAGTAAAGCATTAATTGGAGTACCTGTTATAGCGGAAAGTTTAGCAGTTGTTTTTAAAAGATTGGGAGCTGATTTAGATAAACCTTGACCTACACTGGTTTCTAAAAAATTACCTAGTCCAGTTGGATCAGTATATAATGGTAAAGATTTAGTAGATGTTGGGTTTTTAATTATTTTTTTTACATCTTCTACAATATCTGGTGTATATTTTTCAGCATATTTAATAAGAGATTTTTCTCTTTTTGGATCAGATAATATTTCTTTAAAATCATTAGGTGTAAAACCTCTATCTATCTCTGCTTGAATTCTTGGAGTTATTTGATTAGTTAAAAATTTTACTTTTTTATCAGGAGACATTTCTGCTATTTCTTTTATGTCTAAAACTTTATCTGTTAAACCAAGTTTAGCTTTTTTACCTTCAAAAGAAACATCTAATGTTTCGGGATCAACTGTAACTCCAATTAATCTTCCATTTGTTTTCTTTGCTTCTATTCTAACCTTATTATTTATATCTTCTAGTTTTCCAGATAACTCTTCAGTAAGTCCATTTTGTTTAATATCATCTATAATGTTTCTTTGTTTTCTATATAATTTTTCTAAAGCATCTTCAGAAGGTCTAATAATAACTTGATTAATAAGTCTTGAATCAAAACCTGTTGTTCGTGTACTAAATTGCAAACCTAATTGTTTCATATGTTCTTTTGAAACTCGGTGTGCTAAATCAATTTTTTTTACTAAATCTTTTTCTTTTAAAATTGGTTGTTTAATTTTTTTTGTTATATAATCTTCTGTTGTTATATCAGATGTTACTTCTCTAAGGTTTTTTAATTTTTCTCTTATTTCTGGTTTTGTTAATGGGTCTGAATATTTTAATTTATATTTATCAGATAAAAATTTAATAGCTCTTGTTGCTTGTCTTTCACTTATTGGATAATTTTCAGAAAAATATTTTATATTTTTTTCAGATTGACCTTGGGATAATGTAAACCTTTCTTTTAAATCTTTTAAAAAAGATTTTTCTGTTTTTTTATCTGGGAAAATAACATCATTAATTTCTTCTGATCCTTTAGGAGCAGATACAATAATTCTATCTGGATTTAAATTAGTTGCTTTTGTTTCTAATGTAGTTGAACCTCTAGTAATATTCTTTTTTTTAGATTTATTTTCAGGATTAATTTGCCAATCATCTACTTCTGATTCTTTTACTCCATAAACTTTTTTAACAATTTCTCTTTGTTCTTCTGTAAGAGGTATAAAACTTTTATGTTCAAATCCTCTTGCAAAATTACCATCTTTAAATCCCTCTCTCGTTTCTAGTCCCTCGTTACTAGCAACTGGCATCGGGAGTGGAGTTACGGGTGTCTGGATACGGGTTCTTGCTAATTCAATATCTTGAACAGTAGTTGGTTTTCTAGTGAGATAATCCATTACCTCTTTTCGTTTATAATTACTCATTTATAATCCCATCAAGTAATTTAATCCTATTGAACCACCTTTAGCTTGTTTAGTTCTCGTAGTGTTTTTTAAAATATCAACAATTTGTTCAGGGTTCATTCCTTTTTCTTGCATTGTTAATCCTTGTTCAATAGTTGCAATTACTTCTGCTTTTCTTTGTGGATTATCATCTATTAAAATTTGATTTAAAAGATCATCACTAATAACACCTTTAAATTTTGTTTTTATCTCTAAATCATCAAAATATTTATTAAAATTTTTATCACCAGATGCTTCTTTAATTTTTATATATTCATCGTAGTCTTTACTTTTAGCCGGATCTAATCCCATAGCACGCATTTCTTTGCTTCTTTTATTTCCTTCTTGCATAGCTTTTTCCATTTGTGCTTTTATATCTGGATCATTAAAATCAAAACCTCCTGCAGAAGTATTTTTTTTATTAAATGTTCTCTCTAATTCATCTAATTCATCTAATTCATCAAGATTAAATAATCTTCTATCTCCTGTTAATTCTGCTTCCTCCGCTTTTTTTTGTAAAAATCTCATTCTAGATTGACTCTTCTCGCCTGGTTTAGGATCCAACTGACCTGTTTTATATTGTTGAAGGTAATATGCTTCTTCAGCTTTACTTCTTTTTAAAGCTTTTTCAGCTTCTTCAACAGTTCCTTCTGACATCCATTCTTCAGAATTTCTTCCTATTGCTTCTTCATAATCTTCAATTTCTTCTTTAGTAAGCTGTCTTTTTTTATCTGCTATTGTAACTGGTTCTTTTGGAGTAGTTACTTCCCCTGTTTTAGGATTAACTTTTTCCATAGAAGATTTACTTTTTAATTCTTTATTTGCCTTATTAATTAAATCTAATATTTTTTTACCACCACCTGTTTTAAATCCAATTCTTCCACCATTAGCATAACCTTCAGATGGTCCCATTCCAGTTAAATAATCAAGTCCTAATGATTGCTGTGTTCCACCTTCAGTTTGTGGTGCTGTTTTTTCTGCAAGGTATTCTAATCCAACTCCGCCTGCTACTGCAGGTGGTCCTAATTTTTTTAAAATATCAGTTAAGATATCTATGATTTTATTTCTATCTTCAACTTTATATACATCAAATTTTTTTCCTTCGGTAATTCCTGTTATTTCATCTTGAATTAATTTTCTATCACCAGACTTTAAATAAAAATCATAAATTTCTTTTGCAGTTTCTTTATCTAAACTTTCAGAAGCTTTTGGTGAAACCATTCCATATTTATTAACCGTTGCATCTTTTAACATGTCTTGGAATTCATCAATAGTCATATATTCTTTAATTGGTTTTTCTCTTGGTTGATAAACTTGTTCCCAATTTGAATATTTATTTTTTTTTATAAAATCTACTGCTTCTTGAGGAGAACTCATTGTATAAAATCTGTGTGCATTATCATGTAGGTCTTCTATTGCAGCAAATCCATACCATTGATTAAATTCATCAAGAACATCTCTATTCGCTGGACCTATTCCTCTGATGACATCTTCTACATCTTTAGGTACTTTTAATTTTCCAGCTTTTAAATCTCGATACATAATTTCTCTTGCCACAGCTCTAACTAAAGCTTGGTCTTCAACTTCTTTCATGGATTTATATGAAGTAAAATATTCTTCTAAAATTTCACCAGCTGTCTTTTTCTTTTTACCAGCAATAAATTCTTCATCTATTTTTTTTCCAAGGTTTTCTAATTTTTTTCCTTGTCCCTCTAATTGCCCTGAAAGAGTTGTTGGAGGATTGACAGTTCCTTTTTCTTCTACTAATTTTTTTAAATTTTCTCCAGTTACAGGTTCTTTAGTTTCCATACTAACAACTTCTGCTTCTTTAGTTATTGTTTGTTTTGGAAGTATGCCCGATGCTTCAAGTTTATTTTTTAATCTTCTTAAGTTTCCTTCAAATATTAATCTCTCTGAATCATTCATCTTTGCAACTTCAGGAATAAGTTCTTTCATTTCATTATATGCATTTTGTGCAGCATTGTCTGATGCTGCTTCTATATTTAAACCTTCTTTTAAATATCTTTGTAATTTACCACTTGGGAGACGAATAACATTTGTTCTAGTTCCTATTGTGCTAGATATAGCTTTTGGTCCATATAATGCTTTAATTAAATCTAATAAACTTTTCATATTAATAATAAGTTTTGTTATTTCGGATTATAGGTTCATCTTTATAGTCTTCTGGATGATCTATAAATCCACCTTGTCTAAAACGCATCACTGCCTGTGTCATAGAATCCACAAGATCGTCATGATCTCCATAAGGAAAAGCTGCACATTCTTCAATAACTTCTTGCGCAAAGTCTTTATCAGTCGGAGCCCATATTTGACCTGATTCAAATAAAGGTGCAACAGAGTTAACCCTACTGTGCTTATCGTTTCCTCTAGAAGGAGTATAGTTTATAACAGGGATACCCATTTTACGCAATTCATATGTTAATGGTAATCCTGAAGCTTTAGCTTCTACAAGTACAGATTCTGGTTGCCAATACTGATATTGTTGATATGCTATCCTTCGAAGCTCAGGAAATTCAAATCTATCTTTTATAGCATCTAGCAAAATAAGTTGTGGTCCTGAGTCTTCATTATTATAGAAAACTCCCCAAGTTGTTATAGCTGAATAATCGGCTGTTTCTTTTTTCATAAACGCCGTATCATAACTTTGAATCACATGTTGTAATGGTGGAATATATTCTTTATCCCATTTCTGCCACCACTCTCTTTTTATAATTGCGCCTTCTTCTGATGTTGGATTTTGCATCCACTGTGCATTCCACTTTTGTAAACTGATTGAAGATTTAACACCTTCTAATTCTTCTAACTTCCAAAACTCTGGCCATACAGGTTTACCACTTGGAAGGATTGCAGGAAATTCTATGAGTTCCCATTTATCTGCCTTCGCGTCTCCCGTTGCTCGCTGCAACGCTCCAGTTAAATCTTTTGTATTCCATCTTGTCATAACCAAGACAATTGCTCCACCAGGTTGAAGTCGCTGACGAGGTCCTGATGTATACCATTCATAAGCTCGCTCTAATGCATCGATGTTCATTGCATCTTGTTCAGAATGCGGATCATCTATGATAAGCAAATCTGCACCTCGACCAGTAATAGCAGATCCAACACCAGCTGCGTAATACTCACCACCTTGTTCTGTCTCCCATTTACCAGCGGCTTGAGAATCCTCTCGAAGACGTGTTGGAAATATTTCTTTGTACTCAGGACTATCCATTAGTGTCTTAGCTTTACGGCCAAATCGTACAGCAAGTTCTGTAGTGTGAGTTGATTGAATGATTTTTAATTTAGGTCGTCTGCCTATCATCCAAGCTGGAAGCAAGAAGCTAGCGAACTCTGACTTTGTATGCCTTGGTGGCATATTGATAATTAATCTTTTGATTTTACCATTAGCAATATCATTAAATTTTTCTGCAATTTTTTTATGATGAGATCCTTCTATAAATTCAGGCCAAACTCTTTTAACAAACGACATGAAATCTGTTTGTGCTTTTTCTATACCTCTTTTTTGTTTTGCTAATGTTCCAGCTTCAAGGAATTCTTTTTGAATGTCCGGTGGTAGTAAATTAAATTTTTCTAATGTTAGTTTCATAAAAATTTTCTGCAAAATTTTTTAGGATTAATTTTGGAACCTTTAAAGTATTTATACCTTATAAATGAGTAAATCAAGCAATACACGGTTAAGTTGAGGGACCCCTTTTTAATAAGGGGGATCGATGTTTACAGAAGCAAAGTAAATGCCAAGTGGCTTGGGACCTCTACGTCCTAGCCACTAGATGCTTGCACCTAGTAGCTAGAGGCGAGTGACTAGACTCAGTCTAGTAGTGTGTAGTATTCGTTAGGAAAATGTTTAGAGAACCAACTCAGTCCCTTCTGCATAAGATCATAATCTTCGGTAACTTCTGCACCTTTAATCATATCGTACACAGCGACAGCGAACCAAGGTAGTGATGCAATCGCACCGCTAAACATATTTGGTACATCTATTAGTTTTTCTTTTGGATCAAGGTTTAGATTAACATCAAATGGAATGCGATATTCCTTACCTTGCCAATTTATTACATGTAGTGGTTTAGTCATGTTATACCTTTCTATTAGTTATGTTGTTATACTATCATCAATCGTTGGCTCACTCAAGAACTTTATAGTTGTGCGAGTATATTTTCCTCTCCAGCCGTCCATTTCTTCTTGAACAACATCTATTGGGCTTTCTTGTGGTTTAGTTTTAAGTCCAACAAAACTAATTAACTGAGTCATATGTACATCCAGCCAATTATTCATACATCTCTCATCGCAAAAGAAATATTCCCAATTCTGTAACCAAGAATGTTTTTCTTGCGTGACATTATCATATCTTGCATTGCGAGTTCGCAGCACCTTAGCGCCTTTCACTCCACGAACTCTTGATTGCGTATCGTATGTATGACACTTAGGTCCCTGACAAATATGTTTAGACATTTTAATTATCCTTTCTTTGTTCTTGCATTCTTATCATATCATCTATTGTTGAGGGCAGATTTTTTCTCCACCAAATTAAAAATGAAATTGCTTTTAAAGTCATATTAATTATCCTTTCTTTCAACGATAGTCACATCGCCACTTGCAGTTCTATATCCCTCGTTATCTAAATCATAATAAGTAAAAAGACTTTCATTCTTTTTAGATATCCATTGTTTAGATTTCTCAGTCCATACTCCAGCACGAGTAATAAACTTGCCATACTTTTTTGCAAAGTAAGTTATATTAAATTTAGTTCCTTGTTTTAAGTTAAACATATTATACCTTTCTGATTTGTTTATATAGGGGATATTACTACAATATCCCCTATTGTGTCAATACTTAATGTGTTGCAACTGCAGATTGTCTTGCCTTTTTAAACTGTGCAATAACAGATTTATTATCCTGTTTTGCTCTTCTTGATTTAATAAGACTAGCCAAGTTTTCTGGTTGATAAATAGTTAATGAAACACCAGCAGTTCTTTGTAGTTCATTTTCATTAAT